CTGCAGTATGTCGTATCCGACTCGGACAATCCGCAGATAATCCTCTGCGGTACTCCGCCGACGCTGGTATCGAAGGGAACGGTCTTTCCGAATCTGAGGACAGATTGCCTCGCAGGGAAGACGGAAGACACCGGCTGGGCCGAATGGTCCACAGAGCACATCACCGATGTCAACGATGTCGATATGTGGTACGAATGCAACCCTGCGATGGGCTATCAGCTGAACGAGAGGAAAATCAGAGCGGAAGACAAGAAGGACGAGCTCGACTTCAACATCCAGCGTCTTGGATACTGGGCGAAGTCGAATCTGAAGTCTGAGATTTCCGTCACGGAATGGGAGAGGCTCAAGTGCGAGTCGGTCCCGAGGATCTCCGACAAGCTTTATGTCGGTGTCAAGTACAGCAAGACAGCTGTATCCGTGTCGGTGGCATCCAGGACATCTGATGGCAAGATATTCTTCGAGGCTATCGATTGCCAATCGCTGAGAACAGGCAACGGATGGATAATCCAGTTGCTGACAGCGATGAAGCCTGAAGTCATCGTCATTGATGGGTCAGGCAATCAGAAGATACTGAGTGACGAACTGGGTGCGGAAGGCATCAAAAACGTGATTCTGCCGACGGTCAAAGAGATCATCGTAGCAAATGCCAAGTTCGAACAGCTGCTGTACGCTCAGGAGATATGCCATATGAATCAGCCGTCTCTGAAGCAGGTCGCAACTAACTGCGAGAAAAGAGGCATTGGCGCAAATGGTGGCTTCGGATACAGAGCACAGTTTGATCAGATGGAGATCGGTCTTCTCGATTCATGTATCCTGGCGATATGGCAATGCTCGGAAGGTAAGGAGAAGAAAATACAAAGAATCAGTTATTAAAGGCAGACAATGGGGTCTGCTTTTTTAATAAGCAAAATTACGTGACTACAACGGTTAAGAGTGGGAGGTAACAAATGGCAGAAGATAGAACATTCACTCAGGAAGAAGTGAACAAACTCGTTGGACAGGCAAGGCTCGAAGGTAAGGAAATCGGACGCAAAGAGTTCGAAGGGTGGATATCACCGGAAGACCTGCAGAAGCAGAGCGAGGAACTCAATGCGCAAATCAATGGACTTACTGAACAAGTCAGTGCTCTGACTAACGAAAAAGAAACTCTGCAGACTCAGCTGACAGAGAAGGACGGCACTATTGCGAAGTACGAGATCGACTCGGTAAAAACGAAAGTCGCAAGAGAGTGTGGGCTTTCACTTGAAGCTGTCGAATTCATCCAGGGCAATGATGAAGAGGCGATCAGAAAGAGCGCCGAGGCACTCAAAGGCTTGGTTGGATCTAAATCGGTTCCGCCTCTGGGCAATCCAGAGACTCCACCGGAAGAGGATGGAGTTACGGCGGCATTCAAGAAGATGAACCCTAACATCAAACTATAACAAGGAGAAAAACAATGTCACAGGATACCAACAAAATGGAAAGCTATTCGAAGATCGTAGACGCGAAGCTCAGAGCTAACTCTGTATTCGCTGCGCTCTTCAATCAGAGACACGATGGCGCGGCTGTTGCCGGTGCTGTCAAGATCCCGGTAAGGACCGAAGCTACTGCAGGTGCTTACGTAACAGCAACAGGTCTTGCTATCAGCAACCCTGCTACAACTTATCAGACACTTGTACTCGACAACGACTACGCTGTCAACGAACTCATCGACGGCTTTATGGCTGCTGCAGTTCCTGACGGAATGGTAGCTGAGAGACTCGACTCCGCTGGCTATGCTCTGGCGAACGTCGTTGACGCAGCTCTCGCTGCTGATCTCATCGCTCACGGCACAGCTTCGAGCGACACGACAGCTCTGACAAAGAGCAACATTTACGAGAAGATGGTCACAGACATCGCTACAGTCAAGAAGGCGAAAGTAGATCCGGCTAAGCTGTGGATCGCTGTTACTTCCGACTCCTATGCGAAGCTGATCCAGAGCCCTGAATTCGTAGCGGCTACTGCAAACGTAGGCGAACTCGGTGCGGGCTACATGGGCAGACTCGCAGGAATCCCTGTATTCGAGGCTCTGAACCTCAACGGACTGACAACAGGTTCCGGTTCTTCACAGAAGACTGTTGACTACGTTATCGGCAACAGCGACTTCTGCCACTTCGTAGACGCTTGGAACGTTCCAGTAGGCGTTTATGATCTCGCTGACGGCGCTCACATCGGCTGCAGCGCAGTTCAGGGCAGAAAGGCCTTCGGATACAAGATCACGCAGCAGACCTCTGTCGTTTATCACAACGCTTAATCATAAGGGGGATAGACAATGAGCAACTTCGCAACTATCGAAGACATCAACACATTGTGGAGACAGATGACAACAGATGAATCCACTCGTGCTGATGCGCTTCTCCCGATCGTTTCGGACTCGCTCCGTGAGGAAGCGTTTAAGGTCGGAAAGAATCTCGACGATATGATTGAGGAGAGACCGACACTCGCATCGGTTGCGAAGTCCGTCACGGTGGATGTAGTGGCAAGGGCATTGATGACATCCACTGACAGCGAGCCCGCAACACAGTTCTCTGAATCTGCATTAGGTTACTCCGTATCCGGCACATATCTCGTGCCGGGCGGAGGCCTTTTTATAAAGAAGAGCGAACTGGCGAGGCTCGGACTTAAGAGACAGCGTATGGGGGTGATCAGTTTATGGCCAGAATCAGAGGAGTAACAATCGTCCTTTACGACTTGACTCAGACGGGCAAGGACCCACTGAACAAACCAATCTTTGCGGAAGTGCCCGTAGAGGTGGACAACGTGCTTGTTGCTCCTGTCAGCTCGACAGAACAGCTTGAGACATTCAACCTCACGGGCCGTAAAGCCGTATATCAACTTGGAATACCGAAGGGTGACACACACAACTGGACAGCAGGGAAGAAGGTCAGATTCTTTGATGCCGACTGGAGGATCATCGGGATCCCGACGCAGGGCATTGATGACATGATTCCGCTCAGCTGGAACAAGAAGGTGCAGGTCGAAAGATATGAACAAGGTTAATTTCAAATTGGACAAGGCGGGTGTAAGACAACTGCTGAAATCGGGCGAAGCTATGGGCGTCGTGTCCGAGTACGCTTCGAGGATCCAGAGCAGATGCGGTCCGGGGTACGAGCTTACTACTCACGTAGGGACGAATCGTGTGAACGCATCAGTTCATGCAGCTACAGCCGAGGCCCGCAGAGACAACTACGAGAATAACACCCTGCTCAAGGCCAGAGGAGGTGGCATATGATCGAGACTTTACTGATCGACTACCTCAGTGAGCATCTTGAGGTATTCGTCGGGATGGAGGCTCCCGAACAGACGACAGACTATGTTCTGGTCGACAAGACAGGAAGCAGCCGAAACAACCACATCATCACATCGTCCTTCGCGATCCAGTCGTATGGTGCTACGTTGTATGACGCCATGCTTCTGAATCAAGAAGTCACTGAGGTGATGGAAGGATTAATTGAGCTCGATCAGATCACACGGGTCGAGCTCGAAACAGATTACAACTTTACGAACACAGCCACAAAGCAGTACCGCTGGCAGGCTGTGTATTCAATAACTCATTATTAGGAGGCACTAAATGGCACAGACAGTAGGAAACGTAAGTGCTGGCAAGCCGGCAATCGGTGGTGCTATCTGGAGAGCGGCAAAAGGAACTACTCTCCCAACAGATGCCACAACCGCTCTTGCAGCCGACTTCAAGGCACTCGGATATTGCAGTGAGGACGGACTCACAAACTCCAATAGCCCTGATACTACAGATATCAAGGCATGGGGTGGCGACACGGTTCTGAACATTCAGGAAGAGAAAACTGATACATTCCAGTTCACTCTTATCGAAGTTCTGAACGTGGAAGTCCTCAAGGCTGTGTATGGATCCGGCAATGTCTCCGGCACACTCTCAACAGGCATTACAATCGAGGCGAACGCCACGGAACCAGAAGAGGGCGTGTGGGCAATCGACATGGTCATGAACAGCAACACAGTTAAGAGAGTTGTTATTCCTCATGGAAAGATTTCAGAAATCGGCGACATCGAGTACACAGACTCCGATGCTGTTGGGTATGAAGTCACAATAACAGCTCTGCCTGATACGGATGGCAATACTCACTACGAGTACATCAAGCAGTCCTAATAGGCAAATGGATAAGGAGGTGTACACATGAAGGCTAAATTAAAAGACGGGTTCAATGTTGAAATCAACGAGAACTGTCTGAACGACTGGGGATTTCTGACACTGCTTCGCAAAATCGATAAGGGCGACACAGGCTTGATAGTGGACATCGCCGAGAAACTGTTAGGCGGCGAAAAAGAGGTCGATAAACTTGCGAAACACCTCGAGGTGGACGGAGTAACTCCAGCTGACAAGATGGTCGACGCTCTGACAGAGATTATGGAATCCGCCAACGAGTTAAAAAACTCCTAACCCTCGCCAGCATGATCAGTATCGACGAGAACGCATTAATATGCGATCTTGCCGAGACTTATCAGATATTTGATTATAGGTCGCTCCCGGTACAACTGGTGGCGACCTTATCTGCTGGTCTGAGGGATAATTCACGAATAAAGCTCCGAATCTCTGACATGCCAGTGGATTTGGAGACAGTAATACTCGCATCTATCGCTGACAACCTTTCGCTGTTGAGAGCGGGATTTAGCAAGGATAAAACAAGGAAACCGTTCCTGTTTACAGAGGCGATACAGGGCGAGACAAAACCAAAAGTAAAAGGATTCAGAACGGCGGAGGACTTTGAAACCGCTCTGAAACAGATCAGAGGAGAGTAACTATGGCTACACTTGGCACGGCTTACGTACAGATCGTACCATCCGCGCAAGGCATAAAAGGCTCAATAACGAACGTACTCAGCGGAGAAGCGGCAGCGGCCGGTACTGATGCGGGAACGAAAATAGGCGGATTCGCAAAGAAGGCTCTCGCAAAGGTGGCAATCGGCGCGGCTGTGATTAAGACCGTCAAGAGTGCGCTCGATGAAGGTGCGAAACTCCAGCAGTCATATCTTGGTGGAGTGGACACGCTTTACGGCGAAGCGGCAGACGGAGTCAGGGCATACGCGCGAGAAGCGGCTCAGGCGGGCATCTCGATGAACGACTACTCGGAACAGGCCGTTTCGTTCGGAGCATCTCTAAAACAGGCCTTTGGTGGAGACGTAACCAAAGCAGCAGAGGCGGCGAACACGGCGATTCTTGACATGGCCGACAACTCTGCGAAGATGGGCACGGATATCACATCGGTTCAGATGGCATATCAGGGCTTCGCCAAGCAGAACTACACCATGTTGGATAACTTGAAGTTAGGCTACGGCGGAACTAAGTCCGAGATGGAACGGCTCCTGGCGGATGCAGAGAAGTTGACTGGTGTCCACTATGACATCAACAATCTCGGAGACGTTTATGCTGCTATTCACGCGATACAGGGAGACTTAGGTCTGACTGGGGTCGCGGCGGCAGAGGCATCACAGACGTTCAGCGGTTCGTTTAATGCTATGAAGGCATCGGCGCAGAACTTGCTCGGATCTCTTGCACTTGGGCAGAATGTGGGCCCGGCTATGACACAGCTCGCGCAATCAGTAAGTACGTTCTTCTTTGGTAACTTCATTCCAATGATTGGGACGCTGGTCAAATCTCTTCCGACCGCAATACTGGCGTTCTTACAGACAGGCCTTCCGCTGTTGGTATCAGGGATATCCAACTTGCTGACAAGTTTAGCAACGAATATAACGAACTTTGCGAATGGAGTCTCATCAACGCAGATTAATACATGGGCGAGGACACAATTGCCGAAGATCCTCACAGCTGGTGGACAGTTAGTCATGCAGCTTGCAACGGCCCTGATCAGAAACCTTCCGAAGATTGTTTTGGCAATCGGCAAGATTGGACTTGCGATTGTAACAGGACTCGGCTCGGCACTATGGGGCAAGGTCTCACAAGCGGCGGCTGGTATTCGTGACAGATTCATGGCACCGATCAATGCACTGATTGGAAAGGTTAAGGCAGTAATCGACAAGATAAAATCCTACTTCCCATTCAGCATTGGCAAGGTCATGAGCAATATCAAGTTGCCACACTTCAAGCTGACTGGTGAATTTTCATTAAAGAATAAAACCGTTCCAAGTCTGTCCGTCTCGTGGTACAGACAAGGCGGTATCGTGGACGGCGCAACTATATTCGGTGGAATCGGAATGGGTGAAGCAGGTCCTGAGGCGATACTTCCACTGGATCCATTTTGGCAGAGATTGGATGAGCAAAACAATCAGACTGAAGCTTTACTCATAAGGCAGAACACAATATTAATGGCATTGCTTGAGGAGGTTTCAAAAGAAAAGGACTTTAAAGTAAATGGAATGTGGGCTGGACGTTACGTCAACAGTTTAGTGAGGTAGGCGATGGATAAAGTTTACTACTACAACCGAAATGGAATATTAAAGCTGACGTTCGGTGAGGGCCCATATTATATGGTGCTTGGCACGGGCGAGTTTAAAGATCAGACATGGGAATATAGCGACCAGTTTGGCCACTTTGGTAGTTTTCGAAGGGATAAAACAACGTATCCATTCAGCGTTGCGATTACAAGTAATTCTCTCACAGATTATGATGCACTATGCGACATCTTCACAGATGACATATTAGCGAATGAGCCAGGCTATCTCTTGATAAATGGGTGGAGACTTAACTGCTACGTGATTAAGTCAGAGCACTCATTCTATGGCAAAAGGGATCACGTTATTGCTTTTGAAGCGGTATCACCTAACTCCACTTGGCTCCGTATGGTGACAAGGTCATACAACGGTGATCCAGGCGGTGGCTCCACGGGAGAGAACCTCGGACGAGACTATACACTCGAAGATGAACTCATGGGGCGTGGATATAACTACGGCTACTCACAGCCGGAAAGCCATTACGCGAGTATCGATCTCGCTGGTTCCGGGAACGGCTTCGAAACTATCATATATGGCCCACAAGTTAATCCGGTCATCTATCTCGATAATAAGCCGGTGAAGGTCAACATCACGATCGACGCTACACAGCGACTCAAGATCGTGTCGAACGGGTCAGTCAAGACTATCACGATACTGGAGCCGAACGGAGCGAGTACGGATGCGTTCGTTTACAGAGACAAAGAGAATACTCCATTCCTGACGTTAGGACAGCACACCGACTTAACATTCGGTCAAATCAGATTCGACTTCACTACGATTGAAAGAAGGAGCGAGCCGTCATGGATTTAATTTACGTCAAGACCGACGAAAACGGAGTACAGACGAGCGGATACTTGAGTCACTTCGAGGGAGCGTTTGAGGTCTCAACGGACATCGACTACGTTACAAATAACTTTGAATTAACTATGGAGTTACCGACCACGAAGGACGGTCTCCTGTGGGCAGAGAACGAAATCAGTTGTATCGTGTTCGTGGAGGGCACCGAGTACGGTGGAGAGATCCTCGGGAGTACGATAGACATCGCAGAGAATACGATCAAATACACGGGGAGAACGTGGCGAGGGTGCCTCAGTCAATGGATCATCGAACCTCCAGCGGGGCAAGATTATCTGATAGTCTCGGGCAATCTTGCGGATTCGCTCCGGCTGTTACCGATGGGGGAGTGGATAGAGGTTGCAAACACATCGTATTCGGGCGGGACGTATCAGTTTAACAGATACATTTCAACGTTTGAAGGTGCGACTAATCTGCTAACCGCTGCACAGTCTAATTTAAGAATGGCATTTACTTTCGAGTCCGATGGATACGGAGGCAAGGCCGTTTTAAATATCATCGAGGCGAGGGACAGACGTAGCGGAATCGAGGTCTCACAAGACTACAACGATAAGATTCAGCTCACTATCGTCAGAGACAACAACACACCTCGGCACGTTATTTGTCTCGGACAGGGCGAACTCCACGAGCGTGAGGTTATACACCTATACGCGGACGAGGGCTGGAACATATCACAGACACCGATAGCAGGTGCGTTTCCAGTCGAGGTTTATGACGCATCAGCTACGGAAGATTTACTCGGAGACGGGACGAAGTACTTCAAAGAGCTGATACATAACCACGAACAAATCGAGGTGAATATAAACGATTTAGATATTCAACTCTCGGACATCATCGGAGGTAAGGACGTTCTCACGAACGAGACCGTCTCGGCTGAAATCACGACTATCGTGTGGCGAGTCGAGAACTACGGTGAATATCAGTCCGAGGTCTATGAATATAAGACGCGAGTGCTACTTTAGGAGGATAGCAAATGGGCACAAACATAATAACCGGCTACACGGGAACAAGGCACATTACACCGGCTATGGACGCGAGCGTATATCGTGCAGCGTTCGGAGCTGACGAGTATGTTATGAGCGACGGAAACAAACTCGCTGGATCTATGCCGACAATCAACGACTTTACAATCCTCGACGGGCTGGTTTCGATGCAAGGACACATGATTCAGATAACACAGGAGACGCTCTCGGTGGATACGTGTGCGACAGGATACGCAAGAATCGACCTCGTTTGTTTGAGGTTCACACACGACAACGTTTCGCTCGTTGACGCTGCGGAACTGATAGTCATAAAGGGCACCGAAGTCCAGAGCGGAAACACTCCAGTCGCTCCGTCATACAATACGGGCAAAATCGACGAGGGTGCTACGATCGTGGATATGCCTCTTTACAGAATCGACCTGAATGGCTCGACAGTTACGTTCTCGAGGCTCTTTGTCAGGGCATACAGCACAGAGGAGGCAAGGCCTTTACAGATTGATTTCGGTACAGTATCGAGCTTACCTGCGACTGTATCTGATGACAGGATAGTAATGGAGCAGATAGTAAAACCAAGTGACTGTCTACTCAGCACTCCGTCAGCACAGACAAGCGATTGGACAGTAAATACTTCTGACGGGTCGGTTACTCTGAGTGGGTCTATTTCAGGCTCTACATCGGTAACAATATGGTTGGTAATACCTGTATAAGAAAGGGGAAAAGCATATGGACAAATTCTTTTTAGTTCAGATCAAGAGAACCAAAGGAACTATCGAAAAAGGCGTAGTAATTAAAGATACTATGGACGATGCAGAGCAGGGTTTTTACGCATACCTGAGTGCATACGGATTCGGTAAACACGCCGACACAGATTATGTACAGGTAGGTATTCTCGACTCAAACGGAATCCACAAAATGGGAAGAGTTTGGGAAAAGAAAGAAGCTCCTGTAGAGCCAACAGAGGAGGCATAATATGAACAGGATTATCGTAAACAAGTTCGGGGGGGGGTACTCCTCAGTACAGAAAGGAGGCAGTGCGTTAGGGCTGTCTCCGAGCAAATCTCCGAGAGGAGGTTTGAGGCAAGGTAAGGAGGTGACTCCTTATGGCTGTTAGTTTACTCAAGAACGATAACTTTCCGACTGCTGTTACACCGACTATAGCGAACCCAATTTTCACACAATTACAAGGTGGATATCAGCAAAAGGGCAGACAAGTGCTTGTTAACATAGGGTTGTATGTGAATGGCACATTTAGTCCGAATGACTATTTTACTGCGGTGAGCGGATTGCCGAGGCCAAACATACCAACTGCACTTGCCGTTGTTACAAACAGCAACGGCTCAAAGGGTGCAGCGGTAATACTCCGAACCGACGGAGCAATACGTATTGATACGGGTGTCAAAGAGCTGTCATATGAAACTATATATATCAGCGGTATTTACACAATCGCCTCCGAGAGGGCGTAGAATTTCAAGTCAGAATCTAAAATTTAAAATCAAGATTTAAAAACTGAAAGGAAAACCAATGTACGATTTTTGGAAAGCAACATCAATACGGGCGTTGCGAACCATTTGCCAAACGGCTATTGCGATTATCGGCACGGCTACTCTTATGTCAGATGTTAATTGGCAAATGGTAGTGTCTGCATCGGCATTAGCAGGAATACTGTCCGTGCTGACAAGCATCGCAACGG